GCAACACTACCGATTGCTCTTTACGAAGATCAAAAGGGTGTCCCGGTAGTGGCGAGCGCGCATCCAGTTCACCGTGTGATTAGCGTTCAACCCAATGCTGACCAGACGCCCGTCGAATTCTGGGAGTGTGTCGTGGCCAGCTTGCTGTTGGCAGGCAACAGCTTCAATGAACCTACCCGGGTTGGCCGGGATGTTTCATCCCTTGAATTCTTGCTACCGCAGTCGGTCTCGCCGCCGCGCCGCCTGAGCGATGGTTCGATCGAATACCGATTTGTCGATAGCAACGGGAAATCCCATACTTTGCTCGATGAGCAAATGATGCACACACGCGGTTTTGGCACCGATCCTCTGTGCGGGCTGAGCCCGCTCTCGATGGGCCGTAACGTATTCGGCGCGGCCATGGCGGCGGATGAGTCGGCCAGCAAGATGTTCGCCAACGGCATGAAGTTGGGCGGCGTTCTTTCTACCGACCAGATCCTGAACAAAGCGCAGCGCGAAGATATTCGGGAGGATATGGCAGCGAAATTTGCAGGCGCGGTCAACACCGGTAAGACGATGGTGCTGGAGGCGGGCATGAAGTATCAGCAGGTGTCGATGACTCCTGAGGATGCCCAGATGCTGCAGACGCGTGCGTTCAATGTTGAGGAAATCTGCCGTTGGTTCCGCGTTCCACCCTGGATGGTCGGGCACACCTCGAACAGCACCAGTTGGGGGACGGGTATGGAGCAGCAAATGCTCGGCTTCCTCAGCTTCACGCTATTGCCATGGATGAAGCGCATCGAGCAAAGCATTAATCGCCGCTTGCTTCGGCCGGATGAGCGCCGTCGTTTCTATGCCAAGTTCAACCCCGAAGGGCTGCTTCGCGCAGACAGCGCGGCGCGTGCTGCTTTCTACAGTTCGATGACACAGAACGGTATCTACACCCGCGACGATTGTCGCATCAAAGAGAACTTGGCTCCCCATGGCGGCAACGCCGCGAAACTCACTGTGCAGTCGAACATGCTGCCGATCGACAAACTTGGCGAAGGCGCGGGCGATGCACAGCAAGCGAGATCGGCCCTCATTGATTGGCTCAACGACAAGCCAAAAGGTAATTCTGAATGAACCGAAAAGACCAATCGGTGGCGGTGAAGTACCGCTCATTTGACTACGACGTGAAGGCTGTCAGCGATGACGGCCTTTTTTCTGGGTACGGTTCCGTGTTCGGCGTCATCGACAGCTACAACGAGGTCGTCGCCCCTGGCGCCTTTCTTGATTCGATCGCCGAACTTAAAGCCAAGAGCCGAACGCTTCCTGTGCTTTGGCAGCACCGCACTGGCGAACCGATCGGTTCTTGGGCATTGGAGACGTTGAAGGAAGACGAGAAAGGTCTTTTCGGTGATGGCGAGCTCTGGCTGGCTGATGCGCCGTATGCGCGCATCGCCATGCGAGGCATGAAGTCCAGGTCCATCACCGGTCTGTCTATCGGCTACTACGTGCGCGATTCCAAGTTCGACGAGAAGACCCGGGTCCGCACGTTGACCAAGCTCGATCTGGTGGAGATCTCGATCGTCACCGTGCCGGCCAACGACGAAGCTCGTACCGACACTATCAAATCGAAGTTGGCTCACGGCGGCCTTCCTTCGATGCCTGAATTTGAGCTGCTCCTGCGCGAGGCAGGCTTCTCGAAAACTCAGTCTGCGGTGATTGCCAATCGCGGACTGCAGCACCTGCTCCGGAGCGAGTCCGAGGGCGACCTGGCAGCCATCGAAATCGTCGAGGCGCTTAAATCGCGTCCGGCACTGGTTCTCCCTTCTTTTTGAGGATTCACCATGCATAACGTCATGAGCAACGACGCTCGCGCCGAGCATCGTCAAATGCAGCGTAAGGAACACGCTGGCGATCAGGTTCAGTTGAAGGCAGTCAATGATCTGCTCGATCAGCGGGATAAAGAAATCAAGGCTTTCGCCGAGAAGGCCAGTCAAGAAATCAAAGAACACGGTACCATCCTGGCCGATACCAAGACCGTTCTGGACGGACTGGTGAAGGATGGTCTCGGCCTGCAGGATCGCCTGAATGAGATCGAGCAGAAAATGGCTCGTCGCTTCGCGGCCAATGACCCGAGCGATCAGAAGTCGTTCGGCGAGCAATTGGCGGAATCCGACAGCTTCCAGACCTTGGTGAAGGAAGACCATGGCCGTGCCCGTCTGCGACTGAAGGCAGTCACCAACATCACCAGCGCCACCACTGGTACCGGCGGCGTCGGCGTCGGCATTCAGCCGACTCGAGTGCCTGGGATCATCACCGACCCTGAGCGTCAGTTCACCATTCGTGACCTGATCATGCCGGGTCGAACCGGTTCGAACGCAATCGAATTCGTGCAGGAAACCGGCTTCCAAAACATGGCCGCGCCGCAGGCTGGTGAAGGCGCAGCGAAAGCGCAGTCGGACCTTTCGTTCGGTCTGGTCACCACCACCGTGAAGACCATCGCTCACTGGTTCCGGGCGTCGAAACAGGTTCTGTCGGACATTCCGCTCCTGCAGAGCTACATCAACGGCCGCGCAATTTACGGTCTGAAGTACAAGGAGGAAGAGCAAATCCTTGCCGGTGACGGCACCGGCCAGAATCTGCTGGGCCTCATCCCTCAGGCCACTGCCTTTAACGAATCGCTGCGCAAGTCTGGCGACACCAAGATCGACACCCTGCGCCGTGCAATCCTGCAGGTGCGCGTTGCTGAATACCGCGCCTCCGCCATCGCCTTGAACCCGGTGGATTGGGCCGATATCGAGCTGACCAAGGACAGCACCGGCTCGTACATCTGGGTCAACGTGCAGGAAGGTGGCGTCCAGCGCCTGTGGAAGTTGCCGGTGGTTGATAGCAACGCTGTGCCTGAAGGCGAGTTCCTGGTCGGGGCGATGAATATCGCGGCCCAGGTCTTCGACCGCGAAGACGCAGCGGTGGAAGTGTCTACCGAAGATGGTGACAACTTCCGAACCAACATGGTGACCATCCGCGCGGAAGAGCGCCTGGCACTGGCGGTTTACCGTCCCGAGTCGTTCGTGCACGGTGAGTTCGAAGACCCAACGCCGTAATCGAGTTTCATCTCCCTCACTGATCAAGAGCGCGCTCGGGTAACCGGGCGCGATGCGCCATGCCAGAGATTCAACTGACAACCAAAAAGGGCTTCCTCAACGGGCATGCATATGCCAAGCGTGGATCAGTAATTACTGCGGACGAATTTCGAGCTGCAGAGCTCCATCGTCTGGGACTCGTCGAGCTCTACGAAGTGAAAGAATCAGGCGAAGTCGAAAACAAGAAAGAGCAGGATCCTGAGAACAAAAAGTCTCAGGACCCGAAGAACAAGTCGGCTGGGAAAACCACCCAATCGAAAACCTGAATGGGCTGACCAGAAATGAGCGTCATTGATATCGAACTGGCGATGAAGCACCTTCGGGCGGAGTCTGAAGACGTCGTCGACGTCCAGTCGAAGCTCGACAGTGCAGAAAGTGCCGCTCAGAAGTTTTTACAGCGGCGTTTCTATCCCGACGCCGCTGCCTTGAACGCTGCGATCGCCGGGGTTCCGGCTGCGCGCCTCGCTGCCCGCACAGCCTACGAATTGGCCATCACGGCGGCAGAAGCCGTGGAAAATTGGGATGACCGCTGCGCCGCGGTTGCCGATGCAGAGTTCGTTTTTTCTGAGGCTTTGCGCGATTGCACTGCCATGGCTCGCGGTATGGTCATAAACAAATCAATCGTTGCGGCCTGCCTGCTTACGCTCGGGCATTTATGGATGAGCCGTGAAGACACTGTGACGGGTATCAATACGTCTTCGGTGATCGAGCTTCCGCACGGTTCGCGCTCGCTTCTCCAGCCCGACAGAATTCTGATGGGGGTTTGAATGGCATACCGCGAACCTGGTGCGGGCGAGCTCAATAAGCATGTCACTCTGCGCCGGCGAGATGATGCGCCATCTGCTGATATGGGCCTAGAGCCGTTGTTCTCGCAGCTCAATCCGCGATGGGCAAAAATTGAGCCGGTGGGCTCTGCCATCTATACAGACAACGCGCAAACGGACAACAAAATCACTCACCGAATCTTCCTGCGCTTTCGCACTGGCATCACGACAGCCTACGAAGTGGTTCATCAGGAGACTCTGTACCGGGTGAAGCGCGGCTTCGACATGAATGGTCGAGGCCGATTTGTCGTGCTGGAAGTCGAAGAGCTTGGCCTGATCAAATCAGGTGGAGGCATCTATGTCTAACTCTGCATCGATCGATGGCTACCTTCACGTTGAGGGTTTCGAAAACTTCGAGCGGGATGCCTTTGACAAACGAAAGATCCGCGCCGGGATGCGCAAGGTCGGTTTGTTGGTCGCTCAAAAAGCGCAGATGAACCTTGCTTTAGGTGGTGGTCAGGAGGGTTATCCGACCAGTAGAACCGGTCGAACGGTGGAGTCCATAAACTTCAAGGTTTCCCGCGCCGGATTTTTGGTTCGGATTTCTCCTACCAAAACCTCTGCGATGAAGGAGTTTTACCCGGTTTATCTGCATTACGGGGTAAAAAAAGGTCGGCGTCCGGGAAAGCTTGCACCTGGCCGCCGGCGT